TTTCAAAGAATGAAAGACCAGTTTATGCGGATAGCAATGGCTCGCTTAAAGTCCATCTATCCTTTCAAACCACAACGCAGAGCAGTTGCTGCAAAGATGTGGGTTAAGTTCTTGGAACGGCAATGAGGAACCACACTAAGGTTTACCTAAAGGCAATGGGGTTATCCGCTGTGGAATTTATCCCTTGCGAGGTTTGCAATCGTAGAGCTGTTGACATTCACCATATCGAACCACGTGGTATGGGTGGCAGTAAACTTATGGACACTCCAGAGAACTTAATGGCGTTGTGCCGGGAGTGCCACCACGAAGCCGACTTTGGTGTTGAACTATCCAAGGACTTCTTAAAAGCTGTACACCTAAAAAAGCTCAATAAATGATTCATATCATTACTCCCTGCTCACGCCCGGAGAATCTTTCAACAATTAAACAAACCATCCCGGAAGATTGCAGCTGGACGGTGGTGGTTGACGAGAAAGCAACAGGCGAGTTCCCAAACGGAATAACCTACCTACGCCCAAACGCAGGAGGGAACTGGGGAAATGAATTACGCAATATCGGTATGGAGTTTATATTGGCTCTAAAAGCCAAAAGAGGCGATTACATATACTTTCTCGACGATGATAACATTATCCACCCGGAATGGTTTGAGGCCGTTAAAAATGAGTTCTACCCACTTATTACCTGGGGGCAAGTATTTAAGAATGGCCATCCAAGATTACACCCAACCAAAGAGCCAAGGGTAGGTACAATCGATACCGCCTCGTTTATGGTTCGTTGCGACGCTATTGGCGAAGCAAGATTCGGAACCGAATACGAAGCCGACGGTCTATTTGCTCAACAGATGGCAAAGTGGAATGTAAACACGCTCGATGCCTATCTTTGTTACTACAATTATTTGCGATGAAGCAAACCAACGAGATAGACGGATGGTTTAACCACCAAAACGCTTACGATTTCTTGCTGTCTAAGGTTCCGGACGGTGGTACGTTTGTAGAGTTGGGAGCTTGGCTGGGTAAGTCCTCCTCGTATTTATGCGACAAAGCAACAGCCGATAAACAAATAGTAATTATTGACACGTGGGAAGGTTCACCAAACGAATTAACCACAACCCATAAGCTCGCCACCGAGAAAGATATCTACGAGCTGTTTGTAGATAATATGGGTGAGCGCAAATACAAAGCAATTAAAGCAACCTCAAAGGCCGCAGCACGTAAATTCAAAAAGGAATCTTTGGACGTTGTGTTTATCGACCTAACCCACACCTACGAAGCAGTTAAGGAAGATATTGCCTTATGGCTTCCAAAGGTTAAGAAGGGTGGCTATTTAGCAGGAGACGATTATCACGAAAACTGGCCGGGTGTTATCCAAGCTGTAAACGAGATGCTAAACGGATTCACCGTAATAGACGATGCTTTTATATTCCAAAAATGAAGATACTCTGCATTGGAGACCCAGATTCCGGGGTGGTGTACCACCGAATTTACAAGCCCTTCACTCTACTCAAGGAGAAAGGGCTTTTAGATTTCCAGATAATCAATTACAAGCATCCAATTCCAGAAGGAGACTGGGAAGGAGTTACGCACGTTATCTTTTCCCGTGCCTTGCCGTTTACCGGAGAATCCTTTGCTAACTTCTTTGCTATCTGCAAAGCAATGGGCAAGAAGGTAATTATTGATAACGACGATTGGTGGCACCTGGCGTTAGACCACCCAAGCAAACCAACATACGATAAAATAAACTTATCAGGAAGGATTGTAAACTCAATGTACTTCGCAGACGAGGTATGGACTACCCAAAAGTACCTGGCTGATAAGATTAAGAAGGTAAATAGAAACGTACATATTATCCCAAACGGATTAGACCCCGCCGACCCGCAATGGCAAATAACCCGTCAAGAATCAGACGAGGTGCGTTTTGGTTACGTGGCGGGAATATCCCACCTTCCAGACCTTGTGCAAAATAAGATAGACCTTTCCCCTTACGAATCCTATGTTGCTGACCTTGGTGGATACCCACAAGCTGCAAAAGCAAGATTCGCATTACAAACACAATCACCGGAGGAATACGGAAAGTTATACCAAGCCTTTGACGTTGCATTGGCTCCATTATTGCCAAGTGAGTTTAACCGCTGCAAATCAAATCTTAAAATGGTAGAAGCAGGGTTTGCGGGTTGTGCGTTAATTGTAAGTGATGTAGCACCTTACTCTAAACACCTAACCGATAAGAACTGCATCGCTGTAAAACATAAGGGGGATTGGAATAAGGCAATTAAATACCTACACGAGAACCCAAACAAGGCGGGGGATATTGCCTTAACGCTTCACGAGGATATGACCACCAACTTTAATATCCACGACTTTAACGATTTGCGACTGGAGCGTTTGCAGAAGTTGAGTTAATTATTAAAGTAATAAAATGAAATATGCCTAAAGGAAATCCAAACCTCGTTAAAGGTGGCCCGCCTTTGAATCCCGCTGGGCGGCCACAAGGCGCACTCAACAAGTCAACGACCAAGATTCGAGAAGCATTCCAAAAACTTATCGAGGATAACTTGGAGAATATGACTATCTGGTTATCTGACGTAGCAGCAGAAGACCCAAAAGCAGCACTCGACATCCTAAACAAGATGGCAGAGTACACCACGCCCAAGCTGGCACGGGTAGAGAACTCACACGAGGTAGCAGAAGAACTAACTTCAATTAAGGTAGAGATTGTCCGTTCTGGAAATCAAGACAAGTGAACTCTTTGAGAAGAACTACACCGCACCAACACGGATAGTAGTTAATCAGGGAGGTTCAAGAAGTGGTAAGACTTATTCCATATTGCAGATGCTGGTTATCCTGGCGATGCAAGAAAGGGGTAAGGTTATCTCTATTGTGCGTAAGTCGCTTCCGTCGCTTAAAATGACTGCTTACCGGGACTTTATGGAAATCGTAAAGGCAATGGAACTGTACGACGAAAAGAACCATAATAAATCAGACCTTACCTACACGCTTAACGGAAACCTATTCGAGTTCCTTTCGTTAGACCAGCCACAAAAGAAACGGGGAGCAAGACGTGATTACCTATTCTGCAACGAGGCAAACGAACTAACCTGGGAGGACTTCTTTCAGCTATTGGTTCGTACCACCGGTAAGATATGGCTTGACTACAACCCGTCAGAATCCTTCCATTGGATTTATGACCGATTGCTTACCAGGGACGATGTAACGTACATACAAAGTACCTACAAGGATAATCCATTCCTTGATAGGAATATCGTAAACGAAATTGAACGGTTGCAATACACCGACGAAGACTATTGGCGTATTTACGGCTTAGGTGAGCGTGGTATGTCACGAGCGACTATCTTTCAATTCGGAACGTCCGAAATCCCGCAAGAAGCAAAACTATTATCCTATGGACTTGACTTTGGTTTTACAAATGACCCGTCTGCAATCGTGGCAATCTACCAGCACGGTGAAAATCTTTACTTGGACGAGTTGCTCTACCGAACCGGAATGACCAACCGTGACCTCCATAACCACCTACAATCGTTAGGGCTTGACCGGAGGGACGAAATCTTTGCGGATAGCGCAGAACCGAAATCAATTGAAGAGCTGCACCGATTTGGCTGGAACATTAAGCCAACAGCCAAAGGCCAAGATTCGATTAACGCAGGTATTGATATTCTAAAACGCCATAAGATATTTGCAACAGCACGGAGCAACAATCTAATTAAAGAATTGCAGAACTACAAATGGGCGGAGGATAAGAACGGCAACTTGCTTAATAAGCCAATAGACGTAATGAATCACGCCCTCGATGCTGCACGTTATGCCGTGTATAACAAACTTTCTAAACCTAACTACGGTAGGTATTCTATCCGTTGAGTTATTTATCTATGGAACTTAAATTAGTAGTACCAACCTCGTTAGACGAAATCACGCTCGAACAGTACCAGCGATTTGCTCGTATTGAGGGAGAGGGTGAGTTCAAGCAAATGAAAATGCTTGAAATCTTTTGCGGAGTTCCATTTTCAGAACTACCTAACGTCCGCTTGGTGGATGCTGTAAGTGTATTAGAGCGATTAGCAAAGACCCTATCCGAGAAGCCTGGATTAACTAAATTCTTTGAACTCAACGAGGTTAAATACGGATTTATTCCGGCACTTAATGAAATTTCCTTGGGTGAGTTTGTAGACCTTGATTCCTACCTATCGGACTGGGCAACAATGCACC